TTGCGAATACCATGATAGGCTCGGAGATGGGCTTCTGGGCGAACTCTTTTACCAGATTGGATATTTCACGACTTGACCATGAATGTCCATTATTCGGCATGTCGCAACTCCTGAATGTCTCTCTTGGCGCGGTAGTTGATCTTCTTCTTGCGCTTTACGCGATACCCGCACGCGAGGCAGAACCACTCGTCTCTGTCTTTCTGCATCCGCGACTTACAGACGGGGCATAGCTTTTCGTCCATTTCATCCTCTTTTCCATGTAGAAAAGCCCATAACATCCGTCATGGGCAAGTCAATATATTCAGTTATCAATTCCAGGGTTAGTATCAGCCGGCGGATTTTTCGCCCGCGTCCTCGATGGCGATGCCGGTAATCAGCACGCCGATCAGCACATCAATCGCCAGCCAAATATCTTGCGGAACGGCGACATAGTGCAGGACTACGGTCTGGATCACACCAACAACTGCCAACCAGAACTTGCGACTTTTCAGTAGAGATGCCATGTTACTCCCTTTCGATAGTTCGGATAGAATAGCCCGCTAAACCAGATACATTATAACACAATTTACTACCCACCCTTCAACAGAAGCATAAGCGCCCCGCCAATGGCAATAAGGGCGCTGTTGATGGAACTCCATACAACATTGGCTTTGCGAAGCCCGGCGATTTCCACACAGTTAACTTCCATCTGCCGCTTCTCGCTGGATGCGGAAACTTCAATGGCGGTCATGCGCGCCTCTAGTTTTACCAAGTTGCTGGTAAGCAGATGCTTAATCTCCATTATCATTTCTGCGTTGTCTTTTGCCGTCATATCCCCTCCTATGGTATCGTTTGTCCGCAAGTCGGGCATAGTTTTTGGAGGACGGGCTTTGCCCACGCGTGAAGGGCAGCTACGTCCCCGTTGAATACGTTTAGATCGAGTCCGTAAGATGCGACCCCGAATAATTTTCCCTGATTATTAAACCCCTTATCGTCATACTGCCAGAAGCGCCAGTCTTTACGCATCGTCTCCGCGCCCCGGATGGTGAAATAGTTGGGCTTTCCTTCTGGGTTGCGGACGGTAATGGGAAGCCAATAATGCGCCACCCACAGATCGTAATGGTCCACCTCTGACCAGATGGGCCTTAACCAGTCCATCCAGGTTCCGGCTCCAGTATAAAGCAGTCCAGGTTTCCCCGAATACTTTTTCATGTATTCCAAGGCCAACGGCAGAGACTCGACAAGACCCGGATAGGGCTTGTTCAAAACGGGAAGTCCAGAGAAGTTTCCCCCCTTTTCAAAGTCAATCGACCAGAAATCGTATCCGTCCAACTGACCCAGGAACACGTCCATCTGCTGTTTCCAATTCCACTGACCCCTGAAGTAGTGATACCCGCCCTTAATCGGTACGGGTTGAATACTCGCCTTCAAAGCAGAATAGGCGACGTCGCGATAGATTCCCTCGGTCAATTTCTGAATGATAAAGTCTACTGGTCTTGGGGGATTTACTTGATGTTTATAAAATCCCTGCCAGTGCGAAATATCTATTCCATGAGCGCGCATATTGCCTCCTAGCCAATCCTCATTATCAACTTGCCAACAAAAATCAACCATTGATAGAGTTGGGTTCTATCATTCGGGGAGAACTTGATCGCAGAAGTCCCGGCAGTAATTCCAAGCCCATACAACTTGGAAATGCTGGATTGTTCTTTCGGGGACAGACCCCCAATATCTTCAAAGGGGGTTACGACTTCCGGCGCGTCGTTACCTATGGCGTGTTCGTATACGTCAATGATAATCACCGCCGCGTTAGCGCGTGGCATCTGCGTGAACCAGAGTAAGGTTGCGCCACAAACCAGGACGACCAAAAGTAAAGCAGAGAAGAAGCCGACAATGAACATTTTCATTCCAGACCTTTCGACTAAATCAGGATATTACCTCTATTATACTACGTCCTATCGCAAAGTAATGTGACCGCCACGCGCGCGGTAATATCAAGCGCGCCGCCACTGTTCTGCCATGCTTTGAACTCATAATAATCTCCGGCAGTCCTATTGGCTGTAATAAACGGGAATTTAACTAATGTTATTGCGCCATTGATCGCGGGCATAATCATTGTAAAATCTGCGCCACCGCCACTTCTGTACATGCCAACAGACCTGTGTCCAGTGGCGTGAGATTCAAATTGGACCTCGACATCAAACATATAATTTCCGTCTCTCGGCAGTGTTATTTTAGTCGGGCCTCCGGCGATGTCAATATAATTCTCGTCGTCAACGTCTTGAACGAGAAACGAGACGGCATCCAAAGAAGAATCGTTTACGCTCTGCGCCACGTTACAACGGGCGATTCCTATAACCGCGCGCGTAGCATCGAAGTTGTATTTTATCTTATTCCACTCGCTCGCGGGAACCACATACCCGGCCGCTCTAGTTGTCATGGTGTTATAAGTTGTCATTTTATTCTCCTAATCTAACGAAAGTATTGTTGATTCTTCCAATGCACTATTCTCTAATATCCAGAATGTAAAGAAACCAGTATCCGATTTAAGAACCGGCGACCATTTGATAATCCCGCCAGAACGAATCTCAAAGGAATACCCCATAATAAAGTATTCCCCATTCACCCCGCTTTGATCTTCCTCAACGTGAATTTTTACCCCGGGCTCCCCAAGTATGAACGACCACATGGATACAGGATTCTTATTCGCTATCATTGGAGCCGCGTCAACGGCAATGTGCGGCAAGGACTCTACCCCCAAAGCGTACGCGCCGAAGGCCTGCGCCTTATTCGCGGAGGGTTGGTATTTCAGGTCAATGGATAGCGGGATTACTCCATGTGTATTCTGACTGACTGTGTCGTTCTGGATGGCGGATATTTGATCGTATGACCTCACCGCCTTTCCTATCGGGGACAATGTCGTTACCCAGATAGTAGAACTGCCCGTGTTGGTCAGGTCGTAGGTCGCCGCCTCCGTTCCGTAAGACGGGGTTGCGGTCAGGTCTCCAGTAGCATCCCCGCCCAATCCATCTTCTTGATAGTTCGCGTGCGCGTCCGTAGTCATGGTACTTGTATCTGCGGAAACCCTGGCACTCGGGTTATTCGGGTCTTTATAAGATAAACGGTAACCTGTCTTTACCTCACTCGGCGCGATACTGAACGATTTATTCAGAACAGCCAGTATGGTTGTTGCTGCCGGGTCAACCGTTCTTGGATAGGCGTTGGTTGTAACCCGGTTGGACAATGTCTTTCCGTAAGATATTTTCGTCCCCTCCATGATGAAATCCGTAAGGTCTGCGGAGTCTGTTGTGTTGGCTACCTTGCAGGTAACATTGTCAACCGTTCCGGTTCCATTTCCAACTTCCGGACCAAGCGCGAAAGTCGGGTCAGTGGTTAAGAAAGTAACAGAATGGTGTCCGCTCGCACTTGTCGTATATATAATGTTTGGATTAACGTAAAACATGAAATTGCCTGAAGTAATGACAAGGTCGAAAGATAGCGTATATGTTTCGCCTACGACCAGCGGGTTAACATCCGGGGCAAGTGCGTTAGCCGTTGCTGTATATACAGCAAGCCCTCCGGCAATCGACCATCCGGCTAACAGATCCCAGTCGTCATCTACGTCAAACCCACCATTGAGAATTACCTCTTCCCCGATGGAATGACCGAGAAGCATTGTTCCGGTATCCAGATCGCTATGTCCTAATATCCACCCGCCAGATATAGGCAACAAGATAGGGTCTACATAGTTTCGCTTCCCTCGTTCCTCGAAGACAAGCGTCTCCCCTCCGGTCGGGTCGCCTATTGGATAAATGTATCCCCACTCGGATAATGCCAGTTTTATATATTCGTTGTACGCGGTGGTTTTGATTTTAGCCAAATCGAAGACGGTTGGAAACACATCCTGCCCCATATCGAATACAGTATCCAGGGGTCCGAAGGGCATGTTCGCGTGAACCAGAGGAAGCGCACCGCTAACCCTCTTATTAGTGGCGTAATCCATACCCTTTAGTTCGTGCGCCTGCGAAATGGCAATCCAATCATGGCAGGAAACCTTACAATCTCTCGGCCCGTATTTACCCGGAGTTATTTCGATCCCGTTCGGCTTGATTCTCCCATACCACTTATAAGGTGCATACCCGCCATAACTGAAGTTCAATCTCACAGGAAGTCCGGTTGTCCACCCAGAACGGCAGTTCGCGTGACCTGGAGAATAGTAACCCGCAAGTCCGGCGGAGTTGGCGATGGAGTTGTTCATCCCGAAATTCAAATAGCCGGGGTCGCCGACGCGGTCCAGCGGCCCGTTCCGCATGATCCCGCGATTGCCTGTAATAGGAGCCATAACATCGGCGGAAATATCCACCCATGCGCTGTTTATGTAAGCCTCAATCGTCCAGACGGCAACTTCCATTACACATACCCCGACATCTTCTGTGCTACCGCGTTAGCCAGATCCTGAATGGTCTGGTAGGATAAATCAATAGCACCCGACCCCATAGCGTAGCCCGGTACAGCACCCATCGCCTGCGTCTCTGGGGCGGAGTAGACCCGTTTCTGCTGGAAGTCTACGAGTTCTTCGTACCCCGTTCGTCTACCACTCATCGAGTCGCCCGTGATGGCGTAACGACCGGAGACGTAACCGCCATAGGCAAACTCTGGAGGGGGATTTTGACTCATCGCCCCAGTTTCTGTATTTTTGTAAACAGTTGGCGATCCAGGGCCGCTAACCGTTCCCGCCCGAACCCATTTTGAACCCCCACCCTGATACAATGGGCTTCCCGGCATTATCTGTCCACCGCGCCCGATATAACCGGCAAGCGCGGCTGGGTTTGCGCCTCCCTGTAACCCCTGCATAATATTCCCAAACATATCAACTGTTATGGTAACGTTCATTCCAGAAAGCGCGTCTAACACGGCTTTTAGGTTGATCGCCATTACCATCGCTTTAAATTCTGCCTCTGTTACTAATCCCAATTCCCTTTGCAGACTCGCCGCTGTATATGCGTCCATTGAATCAAATAGGCCATCATTCGCTAATTGCGCCTCCATTGCAGAATAGAACATCCCCTTGAAAGACGGTTTTGTATCGTCTATTATTTTCATCCACCCTTCGCTTATTTCCTGATTCCGCTTGGTCTGTTCTTCAAGTTCCCGCAGGGCAACTTCATAATCCCTTGTCGCGTCTTTTGCCTCTTCCATATATGACGGAATAAGACCCGCCATTTTCATTATCGTCCCGCTAAACTCTGCCGCATCCTCCCCCAATAATTTCATCTCTGCGTCGAACCCCCTCATTTGACGATCCGCTAAATGCAATAATGCACTCGCGAAATGCCCTATGATCGCAGGGGTTTTTGTAAGCAATTGTATATATGCGGTCAGCGGCCTGATAAGATTATCAACCACGCCCATTTTTATTGCCGTTAAAGAATCATTCAGATCGTCCAGCGCTTGTTTCCATTCGATTGTTTTGGCGCGGCTTTCTTCGGTTAGAACGAGATTCTCGTCAATCCCATCCATGTATTTCTGAATACCAGTACTTCCCAACTCTAGAAATTTAAGTAACTCCGGCCCCGCCTGTCTGCCGAATACTTTTATGGCTTGGTTCGCCCTTGCCGCCGGATCGTCCATTGCCATCAATGTGTCCGCCATCTTCTTTATCCATTCAATAGACGGTTGATACCCCTGACGAATTGCAAATTGCATACCACTTGTTATTGATTCTTGTGATACGAAAACATCATCTGCCGCTTGAACTAATCGGCTCGCGTCTTCCAGTTGTATTCCGGTCAATCTGTGAATCTTGTCCATCTCATCGGCATATCTTACATAAGCGCCAATGGTCTGGTCTACAACGCGCGAAACCTGGTTGTAAACCTGTTGTGCCGCCTGCATCGTTTGATTAAGCGAAAACATCGCGCCGCGAATACCCGTAAGCGCGGCACTTGCCTTATCAATCGCCTCTATGGTAAAACTAACATCTGCCATTCAAGCCTCGCTTGTTCAAGCATACTATTCCAATCTTTGTGTTCCGTTGCCCAAGTCGCCCAATCCTCTGTCTGTTTTCTGGACTCCCAGATATTGATAATATTGTTGGCAATGTTTATATCGCGCAATAACCTGACTCGGATTACCTTCTCTCCCGTAACCGCTTCCACGCCGTACTTCTCAATTGTGCGCCCTAGATGGACACATTCCGGTAACGGCTCGTCAGCGTCGCAGTACGCGTACGCGCGAGCCGCTACGCGTTTGGGTCGCCATCCAGTTCCTCCGCGTTGTACACTGTGTTTATTTCTCTAATAACCCATGCAACGAACTGACTTCGGGCTTTCTTGGGACTTCCCGGAGGGTTGACAAGATCAAAGTCCGAGACGTTCCAACTTTCCACACACGTTTTTATAGCCCTCAACATCCTTTCCTGCGCGGCGGTTTCGGGTAATCCGGGTCTGCATTTCTCACATCCCGCAAAATGTTTAGTGTATTCATCTATGATGTCGGCGCGTTCCTCTGTCCCGACCATTTTCATCAGTATTTTTTTACCGTCGGAACAGGAGGACGGTTGGCAATCAGATAATGCCGCCTCCCATTCCACACAAGCACTTAACGGGATTGGGTCTTTAATCGTCACAGACCCCGGAAACTTTGTAACGGGACTTTCTACTTTTTTCATTCCTTACCTTTCTACTAGGTTGTCGCGGCGGCTAATTGTGCCGTACCCCATGAGGGGTCGCCACTTCGGTTTCCCGCTATAACAAGTTTAGCTGAATAGGTTCCAGCGCCAGGGTCTACGGTGTATCCCGAAATCAGGCACGACTTGGCCGCGCCGAACACGGGATCGCCAGCCGCCCAATCTGCACGGATACCCAGGTAGATACCGAAGGTCTTCGCGACCTGCCCGCCGTTCAACCCGTTCAAGCAGTCATGTGATCCTGAAAGAGCCGGACGTTGCGTGGTTGTGGACGCGGCGACATCGGTTGAGTTGTCGAACGGGCCTGTAATGGTCGTTGAGAACGACCCCTGCCCGTTCAGGACGCTTGAGATGGCATCCTGTAAAGCAGTCACGTCCTGTTCGGCATAGGTGAGTCCAACCGACCCGAACGAACTTACGGGGATGTCCCGCAGGGTGGTGGAACTGTCCGAGATTTGAAACTTGCAGAACTTTCCAACAGTACGCCCATAAATTGTCATGTTTTATTCTCCTTATCTTGGTTTGCCTCTGACAAAGGCTAATGCAAAAGTGATATTCGTAGCCGTCCCCCACGCGACCTGCCACCGGATGAATTGCCTCACCGACGCGGTAGTTGCCATAGCGACTATCCCGGCTATCGGCGCGGTTCCAACGTCTATAACTCCGGTGCTTACTATCGTTGTGTATGCTCCGCCTGCGGTAAGCCCATCCTCCACAATGATATTAGCAGTATGCCCAGCACCCGAAGCGGAAAATACTTGATACGCCATGTACCCGCCATCCGAAGTGGCGGCTATTAAATCTATCCCGTTGGCCGCGTTCAGGTCACTCGTATATGAGTTGGCATGTAACAGGATGCCCCAGGGGTCCGCGTACGCGAGGGTAGTCGCGTCTGCGGCAGACGGGGAGAACTTAATGGTCAATGCAGACGGAGTAACTCCGGGGTCGGTCATGTAATCCGACTGGTTAAATTGACCACAGAATACAGGATCTCCCTGCGCGGGCGCGGCACGGATACCAATGGGTATCATTACAGACCTTTTAGCCGGAGGGGTCTTTAGTATCGGGTGCATACCCGTAACCAATGTGTTATCGAACATGGCATTGATCGTACCGCAACTTATAGTAGCTTGCCCCAACCATGTGCCGATAACGTCAGCAGTTAACGGGTCGTCATTCCCCTCTTGAAAAGTACAAGCAAGGGGGCCGATGGACCTCGTATGCCCAGATAAGTCGTACCCGTCCACGTACACGCGACTATAGCGATTCAGCGTTCTTCCGACTGCCATTCTTCACCTTCCTTGTTTTAATGGATGCCTCCGCGACCTCAATCGCCCATCCGTTGCCGATGTATTCCAGGGCTTTGCCCCTCGGCGCGTCGATGGTTTCTCCGGGCATTGCCACCCGGCCTTCTATGTTATGAATCGGATGCGTGACTTTAATTATCATCACACCTCCAGGAACTGCGTGATATTAAGGGTCAGGTCGAACCCGTGATACCCAATTCCGGCGGGGTCGTTCACCGGACCAAAGGCTGTGATCTGTGCCTCGCCGTTATCCACCGCACCCGCCAACGTCACATCCGAAGCGAAAGCAAGTAGAATGGACGCGGCGTTGGTTACCATGTTGGCGTAGTTGGCGAACAAGTCCCCTCCCAACTTGCAGTGATAATAACGGTAGGTCAGAATGTATTTCAGCACAAGCAGTTGGGCAGTCATCTCGTCCCGCGTTATCTCCACCCCAGAGATGAAATTCTCCGGCATGGGGGATAGGATATGGTCGTCCAGTCCTATGGTGCTTGCTATCTCGTGGATGTCTTTAACCGTGATAGTCCCGCTCGCGCCCGTGAACGTAAGCGCGGCGATTGAGTTGGTAACGGTGGAAAAATCAACGGTTGTGGTCACAAGAGCCTCTTATACTTATTGATGATTTCCTGCGCCCATCCCGGAACGTCTTGGGGTCTTATCACCACTCCAGAAGCGGTTACGGTGATATTCCCTGCGCTAGACTGTCCAGAACGATTCTGGTAAACATTCAGGGAGATGCCAAGACAGGCAGATTTGATCTCATCCGGAACGCTTGGGAACCCGAATTTACCTATGATCTGCACCCCTCGCCTTTCGGTTGGGAACGTCTCTGCCGCTAAAGGAGCAAGTTCCAACCAGGTGTAGGGTTTCCCGTCCAGTAAAGCATTGTCCGGCATCAGGTCGTAATCAGTTGTTTCCATCGTGGTTGTATAGGTTCTCTCGCCCGCGAGGTCCAACCTTACGCTGGTAGGTGCGGCAGACAGGTCTTCCACGAATAGAATGTCGTGGTCGGCAGGCGTGTAGTACCTAGTTTCGTCTGCGGTGTTATACCAGAACCGTCTACGGGTCTGATTGTCAATATACCTTGAGGACATTTCAAGAATATCTTCTATCACCGTGTCGTCGTTCGCATCGGTGGATGCAGACCCGCCCCGAACGGTAGAGAATGACTTGAACTCTGCAAGGGTCGCGTACGCGTGGGTCAATCCTGAACCAGCAGTTGTGTCCGCACTGGTAGGCGTAGCGGTTAGTCCAGTACAGGTATCGTTGTCCGTTGCAATGTTCAGAGAAGTATCGTTCGCCCTGTTGTAGTGGTCGGTAAGAATTATCTTATCCGTAGCACCACTCACCACAAACGCTGTGGTAACATCCCCGTCTAAAGCAAGGGTAGCCCTGAACAAAGCGGCGGCAGCATCGGCTGTAATACCCGCACCCACTATGACCGTAATGGTCTTGGGTGAGTTGGGCATGTACGCCGAAGTGATTACCGCTTTAGCGTTGCCCGCGTTCACGGTTCCGGTAGCAATGGTAGCAGTTTCTACTTGTTTCATGGCTTATGTCCAGTCTTGAAAATAGATTGGCCTGTAATCAATTGTCTTGGTGTGTTTTGAACTATTACAGGATTTACAAAGTGGCTGAATATTTGAAATATCGTCACTTCCTCCACTCTTTAACGGGATAATATGATCGCGGGTTAATGGCATCCCCGTTTTTCCACAAGCTAGGCAACTATGTCCAAATAAATTATTCAATCCTTCCCATTCCTTTACTGTATGCGCACCATCTGCGCCCTTTTCTCGCGCATGTCTGCGAGCATATATTTCTCTCGATTCCTGCGGATGGCTTCTTCTCCACTCGTTAGTTCTAGCCATTACGCGCTCCCGATTATTTTGATACCATTCCTTAAAACGGACGTTCCTTTCCTCTTGATGTTTTGCGTAATATTCCCTGCCCCATGCAAGACGTTTTTCGCGACTTTTTTCTCGATACGCAATTATTTCCTCTTTGTGTTCGCGGGCATATTGTCTAGCGCGAGACCTAATTTGCTCTACATGAGATAAGCGATATTTAATAACAGCTCGCTTATTAATCTCGCGCTTTCTTTGTAACGCCTCCTCAGCGTTTGCCATTTTTCATCGCCTCGTCAACTAGATCCATAAATAACTGGTCTTCGTTTATAGCCCCTGTGTACATCCCGACACAGACAGCCAGCTTGACATACACATCAATCGCTTCCAATAGTCTCTTGAACTGCGCCCGCCTTTCAGAGTCAAATACCTTCGGTTCTATCCGGTCAATAAGTTTCTGGCATTCTCCGGCGGCTTCTATCAGTTGCTTTTTAGCCTCTTCGCGTCTGACTCCGATGGCGTTCTGGTCTCTTGAAAACTCATGCCTTGAGAAAACATACGTCCCGGTCATGGCTTCCATGGCGTTTGAACGCGTCCAGAATCTCTCATTCTCCTGCCTAGCCCCGTCCAGGATGCCGAACTTCTGCCCGATCTCCGCTTGATGCCTTATGCTTTCCACCAACTCTGTAACGCCCGTGCCAACATTCTCAAAGTGTTTGAACAGTTCTTGAGTCTTATTCTTGACCTCGATGTATTCTTTCTGAACCTCATTACATTGCGGGGTCAATTCCTTTATCTTTTTATCGAATATATTCTTATCTAATCCGATGAACATCTCATCCGGGTAAAGAGGTGCATCGAACATATTACTGTGGGATACCCATTTAACGCCCCTTCCGATACCGATACCCGTCCAGAACATCGCGGCGGGCTGTTGTTGACGATATTCCGCCTCATCTGCCAACTCCACCCCGTAGGTGTGGATTTCTTTATACCCCGTGTAAATTCCCAAAGCGAAAGAGTAAGCAATTGTGGAAGTGAAGAAGTCTTTTCTGCCTCTCTCCGAATCCACCGTGAAGTCTTTAAGGAACTTCTTTATGATCTTATCCACCGGAATTTCCACCGAGTTCGGGACTTCCGGGTATTTCTTCAACATATAAATGGGCGGGGTTTTTCCGGACATCAACCAGGCATAATGTTCTTTATCCCCTCTATTCAGTGGGTTCTTCCAGATGGTTTCATCGTGGATCTGAAATACTCCATCAGCCCGTTTACACCATTCCTTCATGGCGGACTCGTTGAATACCCAAATATCCAGGTCGGGGTCGGCATAGTCAACGTCATCGCGTGTGCGCGGCGCGCAACCGACTATTGCAAGTTTACTCTTCACTTGTCATCCTTTCACTATATCAGAATAAAAATGATAGCAAGGAGGTGGGATAACCCACCCCCAACGAACTACGAACTGGACGGCATGTCATTTCCTGGGTAACGCGGCTGAACGAAGGCAGTAGCGGAAGCGGTAACGGCTAGAGAAGTGATGCACTCTATTTTCAGCCCAACCCATCGGTGGACTTCTCCCAATGCTCCGACTTCAGCGGGATCAATATCGACCCAGACCGAACGGGACGATAATTGTGCGGCTCCAGCGGTAAACGCTGTGCCCGCTGTGGTGCCGTCGGTAATAGCGGCCCAACCGTGAGTGCCTATCTGTTCAGATAAGCGATAGTCGAATCCGATTAGGTCTCCGTTTGCGGTTGAAGCAATGGATGACCCAACAGCCGTGATAAGCACGGTGTTACAGGTAGCGCCGCCGCCCGATGTCACGACCCCGAACGAAACCAGGAAGGAAACCCAGTTTGCCAAATTCAGGTCAACGAAATCGGTAACGGTGGTCGTGTTCGTGATGGCAACCGCACCCAATACTGGAATGACCAGTGTGTCTTCACCAAATCTTATACTCATTTTTATCTCCTTTTAGGGAGGGGCGAACCCCTCCCATCAAAACTAGCTACTTGAAGGTATGCCATTTCCTGGGTAGCGTGGTTCGACGAGGGCGGTAACACTAACAGCAACCGTCATGGTCGTGGTCGGCAGTAACTTGACCCCCACCCAACGGTGCGCCTCGCCTAATGCACCAACGTCATTGGGGTCAACGTCTATCAAAATAGAACGCTGACTCAACGCGCCCCCCTGTGTGGTAAAGGACGTTCCGGCGGTAGTACCGTCAGTGATCGCGCCCCAACCGTGAGTGGCAATAGCCTCTGAAAGTCGGTAATCGAAACCGATCAGAGTTCCACTGGCCGTGGAAGCGATGGACGAACCCATCACCGTCACAAGAACAAGGTCAACGGCTGTGGATGCGCCGGAGGTCGCAACACCGAAGGAAACCAGGAAGGTTACCCAGTTGGCAAGGTCAAGGTCTACGAACGAGCATACGCTATCCGTATCCCCCACCATGCCGAACGGCCCAAAGGCTGGAATAATTAGGGTGTCTTCACCAAATCTTACGCTCATGGTGTCACCTCCTTATGAGCTAGAGGTCAAGGAAATAAAGGGGCTGTAAGTAACGCCATCATTTCCAGTAAGTGTGCCACTCCACGAAGGAGCGCCATCGACGCGGTAGACAAATCTAAATGCTGATTCGTCGGTCACAAAGTAAACGTCAATGCTTTTCTGGCTCTGGATGCCTCCAGCCTTTTCGATCATTGGGTAGGCTGACGGCGAAACAAGTAACAGGTCGCCAGGAAGACCCAAAGCGGGCTGATATTCTGTGTCGTAATACGGACGGCCCAACAGGGTAGCGTAGGGCAGATTAGACACCCCGCCAGCGGGCAGGAACACAGGGGTTGTACCAACCACGAGATTCAGCAACTGCGAGAAAATTCCAGGGTTGCCCAACCATACATAGTCATTGGCTCCCGCGTAGCGTCGCGCCCACATGTGACCAATGTCAACTGCGTCAATTTCGTCAGTGTCCATACGGGTAACTGCTATGCGCGCGGGCGAGGGTATGATCCCAAGAGGCATCCCAACACCGGTTCCATTTATGATAGCGTCTTCAACGCGGAACCGAAGTTCATTGGGAACCGTCCGCATCAGCCACGATTCCAAAGCGCCAGCGTCCTCTAACAACTCGTCGGTAGCGATGCACAAAGCAACGCACTTGCGGAGTTTGAGTTCGAGTTGACGGAACAGTGGATGGGAGGCGGTTTTGGTTGCACCTTCGCCAATCCAGTAACCCGTGATCCCACCGTAGCGGGAACCATCAGCGCGGGAGGTTTCGTCAACGACATTGTATGTCATGGAGTTGCCTCGGACCGCATCGCGCGGGAACAGGGATAGCAAAGTCCCAACCCCGTACACGTTCTCAAGCAGGGTATTGGAGACGGTCTCTGGGACCAAGAACCCGCCGTGCGAAGGGATGGTTTCGTTCATGCCTTGCTGCTTTAGGGGCAGAAGTCGTTTATCGATCTGACTCGGCATGATGGCTGCTGATTTCACAGCCTGGAAGAACTCGGATGCTGACTTGAACGGTTGTTCAGCCTCATCCTTTGTGATCTTGATGTCGGCAGTCTTTTCAACGGGTTCGGATTCGCGAAATATCTTTACGGCTTCTTTAGCCGAATTTTCCGAAACCTCTTTCAAGAGAGCCTGTAATTCTGGGGTATTTTCCATTTTAGTTTCTCCTTATATCGTGGTGTTACTGGTCAAGCAAACGAACGGGCTGACTGTTACGGCGTCATGTCCGGTCAGAGGTGCAGACCAACTAGGTGCGCCGTCAATCCGGTAGACAAATCTGAACGCGGTTTCGTCGGTTGTAAAGTACACCGAGATACTGGCTGCGGCTTGAATGCCCCCCGCTTTTTCAATCATCGGATAAGCCGAGGGGGAAACAAGCATGATGTCACCGCGTTCGCCCAGTATTGGTTGATATTCCGTGTCAAAGTACGGTCTGCCTAACAAAGTTGCGTAAGGCAGATTAGATAGTCCACCTGCCGACAGGAATACCGGCGTAGTACCAACCACCAGGTTCAGCAATTGCGAGAAAATTCCGGGATTGCCCAACCAGATATAGTCGTTAGCACCTGCGTAACGTCTACTCCATAAGCGTCCAATGTCCGCTGCATCAATCGTATCGGTTGTGGTACGCGCCATAGTTACCAGAGCGGGGGATGGTAGAATGCCGAGAGGCATACCAACACCAGTACCGTTGATAATCGCGTCCTCGATCTTGAACCGAAGTTCGTTCGGAACGGTCCGCATAAGCCAGGACTTCAAAACTGCCGAGTCTTCAAGTAATTCATCGGTGGCGATGCACAGCGCCACGACCTTCCGAAGTTTCAATTCCAACTGCCGGAATAACGGATGAGATGGGGTCTTGGTAGCACCCTCGCCCAACCAGTAACCAGCGATCCCGCCGTACCGACCGCACCCCTCCTCGCGAGAAGGCTCGTCAACGATGTTATAGGTCATTGAGTTTCCAGCAACGGGATCTCGTTTGAATTGTGAAAGCAGCGTTCCGGTGGCGTACATATTCTCAAGGATAGTGTTGGATACCTGCTCGGGAACCAGGAACCCGCCATGTGAAGGAACGGTTTCGCCCATGCCCTGTTGTTTCAGGGGTAGAAGGCGCTTGTCAATTTCTCCGGGATAGATAGCCGCGAACTTGACCGCCTGGAAGAAATCGACGGCCTCTTTGAACGGCTGCTCGGATTCATCTTTGGTTATTTTGATGTCAACCCTCTTTTCGGCAGGTTCAGATTCGCGGAACAGCCTCACAGCTTCTTTCGCTGAACTTTCCGAAACCTCCCTCAAGAGAGTTTGCAGTTCTGGAGTATTCTCCATGTTTGACTCCTTATGTGGCTGAACGTCCGCGCTCTTGCCCGCCTCACTTGCCGTCGATTGCTCGACCTCTGGCTTGTCCTCGGGGGTTTGGGTTGCGGGGTTATCGCTCAAAAATGACTTGAGCGGTATAACCGAATTGCGTGGTTCGCAAGGACGATGAGTTAATGACGCATCCTTGCCAAGAGGCCAGGATTTTATGTATCTCGCCCCTTTTCCTTCAATTGATTGATAGGTTACAAGATGTCCGGCGGTTCCAGACGACCATCCCAGCTTGCCGTCTCGTGCCATTTGGGCAATTCTCTTTTCGTAATCGTCCCGTTCTTGCAGAATGATTTCAGCCCAAATGCCGACCTCGTCCATCTTCAAATCGGCCTTTCCGATTTTCTTTTTATCCCCGACCTCTTTCTCTCCAATCAACACACCATATCCATGATTCCAATAGGCGGTGGATTGTCCGGGGAAATCCATGTCAAAGTCGGTTTCTTTTGTAAAAAACTCATTTGATAAATCAAGATCGTCTTCGCTGGTAAAACGAACTAAATAGCCTCCGAACCGATTGTCGCCCAGGGACTTAATCGCATCCCCGCCAAAGACAACGGTATCTTCTACTTCCTCTAATTCGGGCATAAACACCTCCATAACGAAAAAAGCGCAACCCGTCTGAAATAGAATCAGACTTGTTGCGCTTCAACAAGACTATATGCGCTATGCCTACACCACCGTTCCGCGCCACGCTCTCACCGAGCCTAAACGCGTACCCTGTGGGTAAACTAAACTGTGAATATTATACTACGAATCTTCCGTCCGTGCAATAAGAATCGGCTGATTGTCAACCACGTTGTAGTGCGCCCCACACAGGCCGCAGAAGTGAAGCCCGTTGTAAACCCTGTTGTGTTCTATCCTGCGGTTGTTACAGTTAGGGCATCCGTAATCTGCCATCCGTTGAGGGCTGGCCCATTCCTTCAACGCCAGTTCTCTGGTTATCTTCCAGAAGTCTTTAGAATGTGCCACTTCCAGGGGAACGGTAATTCTACGCGACGGGCCGCCATCACAGAACGCACGAATGATAATCTCATCCGGCTTCCCTTCGTGGAAGTTAATCATAATACCGTCAAACCAGGTCTTGTCCAATGATCCTCGTCATTTTTACTTTACCATCTACCAGTTCATAATGAGATCCGCACCAGCGGCAGAACATCTTGCCCCTATATCTCAAGTGGAACTCGTAACATATCCTGCTGCATACAGGGCAGTATAACTTGTCCAGTTCGAACGGTACTTCCCATTCTTTCTGCGCCCTTTCATACACCATCCCCCAGAAGTCCTCCGAATCAGTCCATTCCAGCGGAACCTCGAAGTATTTGCATAACTTATCTTTCTTCCACGCGTGGATACCTAAAAATCCCTCGGGGGCTTCGTTGAAGTTTATCTGGAACCTCTCGAACCAATCTTTTTGTAGTTTATCCACGCCGCTTACCAGCCAGCCATTTCTTTATGTTAGCGTTCGCGTGCCTGTACGCGCCCGCGAGGTTATCCTTCACGGTTTGTAAAGTCTGCCTCCAGCCGATAAGATTGTGCATGTTGGACTGCTGCCCGCCCTGAACGTACTTGGCATACGGGGTATCGTTCGTGATCGTATATCTTCCGCCCTGCGCTTTGTATTCCCAATTCGCAGAGAGGTTGCCTGTTCGGTTGTCCTGTCCCGGTCTAATCTTCCCCTCTTTTATCATCGCCATCACATACCGCCTCTGCTTGTCTGAAATGAACCCACCATAGGCACGCTGCATAGAGATGTATTTATAAGGGGGATAATGCTTCAGCCCGTGAGACGAATCGCCTACCAGATATTCAGCGACTGAACGCGTCGCCTCATCCTTGACCCCATTAGCCAATGATAATAGCCACGCTTGTAACTCCGGTATTCCCCTGCTTGTGATCTTCAGCATAATCTAATACCAAATCCAGTTGCGAATCCGAGTTGTGAATACATGATTCCACGCCCATCTTCCAACAGCGGTTGCGAACATCAACCGCACCGTCCATTTTTTAAATTGGTTTCCACCGCCTATTTCCATTTTATTTTCCTCGTAGTGGATGCGGAAGGATTCGAACCTCCAAACAACCGATCTACAGTCGGGTGCGCCAAACCGTATGCGCCTCGCATCCGTTTGCTAATTATTACTTGTTTTTTTAGCATAATTCCACGCGGACGGAAACCATTTATCCCAATCGTCTGCGGCGCGCGCACCTTCATCAGGGGTTC